TAAGAGTACCTTTACTGCCATATGGTCGTAGACCCTGTGGTGATTTGATGCAACTGTCACGGCAGTACAATGCCGTTTCACTCTTACTTAGCGTTTCACTATTGAACTGACCAGTGCCAGTGCATAAAAACGCAACTTCGTTACTTAACCATATGGTCGTAAGACCGGGTAGAACCCTAATAGTATTGATTTCCTTGAATACTGGTAAGTTTCTCAGGGACACTTCGTTAACACTATGCGTGTCTCCTCTGATAAACTCAAGGTCTTCGACTACCAGAATACTGCGGAAATAAATTTCTACCATATGGTAGCACTAATGCCACGCTTAGTGGCTAAACGAAGTGAAGTGGCAACCGCAACAAAATGGGGTAAGTCATAAAGTGGCTACTTTCGCCCATGATATTTACCCCGGCTCAATACGCCTATTATTGACAACCATATGGTAATACTTTGTTTAAATGACCCCGAAGGGTGGTGAGGGGCATTAAGCCTCACTCTTCTTCTTCTACCCCCATAGAAGCGTTATTATCTACAACGGCGATAGAACCATCCTCGTTGAAAGATACCCAAAACCTCTTATCGTTGTTCTGGGATTTACCTGCGTTATATCCTGAATTGATGAATAACTTAGCCTTAGTTACCATATCCTTTACGAATGCACTTCGGCCATCATCCATAGTGGAATATAGGTTTCCACCGGATTTACCGTGTGTTCTTAGAATTGCATACGCTGAGTCATACAATACACCGTAGGCTTCTCCAAGAGTAGCCAAGTAAGTGTCTGCGTGAGATTTATCGGTTACATCCATCAAAGATTGACGACCCCTACCAATAGGGGAATTAGGAAGACCTGCGAAGACACCTGCTATTGATGCCCAATATCTCTTCCTCATCTCAACCTGCGAATCACCGATAGAGAACAATCCATCAGTAATTGCCTTGTTAGCCGAGAAGTCTGGGTTAGCCTCAAACCACTCGTCTATATCTGCTTTCTTTGCGTTCCATGCGTTATCATCCATACTGTAATCTGCCATATTTCTTTCACCTCGTTTAGTGTGAGTAATGCCCCTCACACAATAATAGCACATATAGACACATTATAGGGTGTTCATTCAACAAAGTATCACACCATATGGTGTTGAGAGGCGTGAACACGCTTAGTGTTAAGGAAACGTTAGACGACTATTCCATATAATAGAAACTTCGGGTGCTGTAACTTGTTGCTTCTTTATTCATGAGAACCAATCAAGTTAGAATGCTACGCATTCCACTACCATATGGAATTGAAACGTAGTGGTTTTATGCGACTTGGGGGAGAAGAATACGCTTAGTTACGAAACGAAGTGGCGGAGGAAAGTGGCATAAAATCAAACCCAAAAAAATAATTGGTATAATCGTTGTTATTACCATATGGTCATGCGTAAGCATAATGCACCCGAATTGAGGATAATTACGATGAAGAACTTGACAGCCTTTTACTAGAACTTGAACTCTTAATGATGTTACTAATGATACATGAATTCAATAATACCTAAAAGGCTTATTCTTCACCTATTACCATATGGTAATATACTTTGATAATCTATTACCAGACTCACTAGATGCCCCATTTTCTACTCCCGATTCTAGTGGCGCAACCTACGGTGCGACTTATACTGATTGTTATATGTGTTTTAATGCGGGCAGATGGGGTCTTACTCTAGGAGTGTAAGTGAAGGTTTTTTGAATTCAATTACTTGAATATCTCCGATAACCTACAACGGGAAATGAATGGACAAAGGATTCTCTTTCGATTACCTTCAAAGTGTCTTGGGTCATTAGTTTATGCCAGATTTCTAATGCATAGCCTTAACCCGACCTTACCACTAAACGCATCGCTAAATGCATTGTACTACCTACCGTTTTCTTTGGTCGGCTCGCTGAGTCGCTAAACTCCGATTAGTGTACCTTACCCCCTAATGAATGGGGTTGTTCAGTCAATCCGGTGTCCCCCGTCAGGGACAATAATAGCAAACATAGCGTGTTAATATAGGGTATTTTTGACAAAGTAACTACCATATGGTTGCGCAGCGTCAATTAGACGCTTAGTAAAAACGAAGTGGTTACGATGCGCAAGCCGAAGGCTTCGGGACAAGCAATAAAATTGGTTCACTCGGCCTTCTTTGTTTAAACGAAAGAATGCCTCCTTTCCCTACATTAAAAGCAATCCATATGGTTGTAAACCAGATGATGTGGAGCAGAAAATGACAATGAAATACCGCTTCACTTATACTTAGCGTATTATATTTCCTAATCATTTTCCGCCTCTACGAGTTACATCCATATGGAGGTGTGCAGCAATATAACACGCTAAGTGTAAGTGAAACGTTATTGTAGCGACACTTCCTGACGGGGTAAAAGTCATAATTGCATTATTGACACTACCATATGGTAGTCTGGTCAATGTCACGCTTAGTGACTCAATGAAATGGAGCCAGAGTAGCCCAACAGCGTAGGGTAAACACTAATTCCTTCCATTCGCCTATTCCTTGTATTAACGAAGGAATGGCTCATTCCTATACATTATGTGCAACCATATGGCCGTGAGGCAGAATTTTTTTTATTACATATTAATATTGTTTTACTGTGTTGTGGTATAATTATTTAGTGCAACTAACACTACATTAATATGCTGTGCCTATAATGGCATAGATAGAGAAGGGGTCACTACGTTCAAATCCAGTATTTGATGTATAAATAAAAACGCCGCCGTACACAAAAGAATACAAATATTTTATCTCAATATACAATTAAAAAGAATTAAAACTATAAAATAAATATAAAAAACATTAAAACTCTACCTTATTCTGGAAATAGAATTAATTTAAAATAAAAAAAAGCGCAAGTGGCAAATAAATGACGGCCCAAATTTTGAGTTTTAAAGGTCTGATAAATTATGACATGGGAGGAAGTTGTAAAAAACGATTCCATTGCCGATAAAGTCCTAAAAAATATCGTGCGAGTTTTCTATGAAAAGGCAAGGTTAGACGATAAGATAAAAAGAATGGAAATAAATAGAGATAACAACACAATTACATTAATAGTATTTCCAAGGATGACAGGTTTATTTCTAGGTAGAAGAGGACAAACAAGAGATGCTTTAGAAAGAAGGCTAAAACGCTGGAAAGTTATGATTGAGGAGAGATAAATATGGTTAAGCCTCAAGAATGGCAATTAAAATTAAGGCGTGATTTAGCAAGAGGCGTTAATAGACCGATGTTTCCAAAAGAAGGCGATACCAACGTTATAAAATGCGATGCCACAAACTGCATTAACAATAAAGTAAGGGTTTGTCAGTTAGAATCAATAGATATAGATAATACAGGAGGGTGTGGAAGTTACACACCAAATTGATATGTGGAGAATATTTGAGATATTGTTATTTCCTTTTTTATTATTAAACGGAATATGGGCTTTAGGGAGGTTTGGTTACGATGTGGACTGATTTACTGAAGAAACTACCTAAAAGAAATTTAGTCACTAATGTATTTGATGATACTCAATATTCTTATGACTATGCTAGGTATGGTGAAGGAAGTATAAGGCATATAGTAGATGGTAAACTAGTTAATATGAGAGAATGGGTTAAACAAATGAAGGCAACTACTACTGCTACTTACGATGCCATAATTGAAAGAGCAGAAGACCCTGTATTAGAAAATGTTGTTCCAATATCTAGTTTAACTCCTATCATAGCACCTCCTTATAATAGTGCATTAAGAGCGATAAAAGCAACTTCAGATAAAATCAAGGAACTGGAAAGAAACATAGGAACAGAAGGCATGGAAAGTTTTAACGTTTTAATTGACCTTCTTGAAAATTGTCATTCAATGGTACGAGACAAATTCAAAGAAATGGCTAGAACCGTAAGTGAAAATGTTAACCCCGATTATACTGATAGTCTATTTGAGGGCATGATTGGATATAACCGTGATTTTGAGACAGCAAGAACTATTAATCCTAAAATGCAAACAAGAGTAAGTCCCAAAGGAACAGACAAACTAAGGTTTAGAACAGATACTAGAACTAAAGTTGATTATGATATATTATTAGATATTAACAATATTAACCCTCAAACTAACACTAGGGCTTTTAATCGGAGGGAGGTAAATATTAACTTCCAATATAATCATTTACCTATTACTCTACCTCCCGCATTATATGATGATATTAGTATGGGAGAAGAAGGACAAGAATATGTTCAACAAAAAATCATTAATGTTTTAGAGGGTGGTGTACCTCTTTATGTTAAACGTAAACTTGAAAATGAACTCGAAGGAGTATTAGATGAATTTGAAGCACCTCTAGTATTAGCCGATTCCGAAAGTGCTTATCGTGTAATAAAAATTAAACTAGACAACGAGTATAGTAATGTAATTCCATATATACTTCCAATAGGTGATTTTATTGAACAGTATATGCAAGGTGATTGTTTAGTTCAATTCGAGTTTAGTCCAGATGGTAATGCTCCTTTGAATATAATTAAAATGGCGGTAAAAGATTTCTATGAAATGAGAACCAAGTCAGTATTAGTAAATGATTCTGGTGAAATTGCATCTCAAGAGGACATAACGGCATTAGAACCTGAAAGACAAAGACTAACAGAAGAAGAACAAGAACAGACTGGTGGCGGTTACTATCCGGCATTAGAATCATATTTAGATAGAACTAGTGATGAGGAAAGAAGAAGACTAGAAGAATATAAATATTCAATTGAAACAAACATGGAAGGTGGTAAACATATTACTACCATTCTTTTAAACAATAAAAGGATATTTAGGTTTGGGTATCAAATGAGTGGAAACGAGGGTTTAGGAAAAGTAGTGAGTTATTTGATGACAAAAGAATTAAAGGCGGTAGACATATGATTTGGGAAGAAATATTGAAGAAAAAGAAAGATGCCTGTTATCGTAAGGTAAGAAGCCGATACAAGAAATGGCCTTCTGCTTATGCTAGTGGAGCATTAGTACAATGCAGAAAAGTTGGTGCAGCCAATTGGGGGAATAGTAAAAAATGAATTGGATGATGGTTCTGAAAGAAGAATCTAAGTGGGTAAAGGAACTACCCGAAGATAAAGAGAGACTTCTTAATTCAGAGCCATCGTTCAAGGTTGATTTCCCAGAATTGAAACACCCAAGCAATGAAAGTGAAATAGAGCAGGTTCTAGAGGCAGTCAAAAATAATGACTTAGATAAAGAGACTCAAAGAAACCTAGATGAGAATAACCACAAGATGATGTTAGACATTGTTGATGAAGACATGGATGACTGGAAGAGATTCATAGAAGATGTGGATATTCATACAATTAAACTCAAGATGAAGTATGGTAGGCAAAGACCCTATGAATATAGTGATAAAATCAAATCTATTACAGATACAGATGATAGTCCATCATTTCCTAGTGGTCATGCGATAGAAGCCTATGCTTTAGCAGAAGTATTAGGAGAAAGATATCCAGATAAGAAAGATGAACTTGACAAGATGGCTTCTAAGATATCAAAGTCAAGGGTTCAGATGGGTAATCATTTTCCAAGCGATATAGAAGTAGGAGAAAAAGTAGGTAAGATGATTGCAGATGCATATCTATCTACAACCAAGATTGAGAAATGGAGTGATATACTCAGCAAGAAAGGAGATGGATTCAAGCGAGAGAAAGAATCCGGTTTGCATGGATGGTTCTCAAGAAGGGGCGGTAAGGAAGGAAAAGGAAAGAAGACACAAGGAGGATGGATAGACTGTTCTACTTGTGGAAGTAAGAATGGCCCAAAACCTTGTGGTAGAAAAGACGCTTCAAAGGGAAGAAAGAGAAGGTGTAGACCAACCTGTTCAGCCTGTAAAACATACAAAAGGAGGAAGGGGTCAAGATGAGATGGTATTCTGTATTAAAAGAGCCTAAGAAGGGAACAGGCAAAAAGCCCAAAGGTTCTACTAGAAGACTATACACAGATGAAAATCCAAAAGATACTGTATCTGTTAAATTTAAAACACCTACTGATGTGAGAGAAACATTCTCAAGTTCAGCGTTTAAGGATAAACCCCATAAAAGACAATCACAAATAATTAATTTAGTTGAACAAAGAGCAAGAGTGGCGGCTAAAAGAGCAAAAGACCCTAAAGCAAAGAAAAGACTCAACGCCGCACATAAGGTGGCATTAGCAAGAAAAGAATCTAGTAAGCGTAAAACGGAGAGAATGAAATGACTTGGTTTGAAATAATAAAAGGCGATAGATGCACTAGAGCCACTAAGAAAACATCTTCTACTCGTAAGGGTAAGAAATGGATGAAGTGTGTTCCTAATGGTAAAGGTGGGTATAAGAGAGTACATTGGGGTCAAAGAGGAGTAACCGTTTCTGGTAAGAGAAAAGGAAAGAGGAGAAAGTCATTTAGAGCAAGGCACAATTGTTCATCTTGTAAAAGAAGTGATTATTCTGCTAGATGTATGGCTTGTAGAGATTGGTGATTGAGGTGGGTTGGAAAATGATTCTTAAGGAGCGTGAGGTATTCTACCATGCTACCGATTATAAGAATCTAGCATCCATTATGAGAAAAGGCATTGTTCCTAGTTTTGATGGCATCTATTCATCAGAAGACGGACAACTATCTACTATGTGGATTTGTATGACTAAACATCAGACAAAGAAAGTTATGGTTATACCGTACATAGCAGATACCAAGACGCATCAACCTGCAACAGACCATAGCCCATATATGTTAGAATTACTAGGTGCAAAATTAGATGAAACTCCATACACTATGGACACTAAGGTATATCAGACATTTGAAACAATCAAACCTGAACAAATAAGATTCGATGGAATAAGGGTAGTAGATAACCCATGTTACAATCCTGAACTTGCTAGGCAATTTGATAGAATGCATGGGAGGGAAGAAGAATGACTTGGTTTAGTGTAATGAAAACTCCTGCAAAGGATAGGCGGTATAAACTAACTGCTGAAGATATTGATACTATTAGACGACTGAGAAAAGAAAATAGTCTAAATCAAACTAAAAGAATCTTATCAGAAGAATATGGTATTAACATATCAACGGCAACAATTCACTATTGGACTAATGAAGAATCAAGAAAGAAACAACGTATGAAAGTTGCACAAAGAAGATATGTTCC